CATCTACTTGATCTACTGTCTGATATTGACCGCCTTGAAATTGATAACTACTAGACATCTTAATTTGTTACTGATGAATCTTCATAAGCACCAAATGCATCGAATGCTGCACTAGCTAATCCCATGAATAGGGTTGCACCTACATTCTTCATCACTGGCTGTGGTGGTGGTATATCTTCTACTGGAGATATTGCTACTTTTCCATACAACTGATTCTGGTTCGACCTAGCTTTCATAGCTACACTCTCGTTGTGTTCAAAGTATCTTTGTTGTGTCATCGTTAAAGCTCTAGCTCTAGCTGCATTAGCTAGTCCGAGTTTTGCTATATTAGAACCTATCATTCTGCTAACTGAAGCACCACGTACTCCACGTTCAGCAGCCGACGAAAGAATATCTCCTTGTGCTTTTAGCATAGATTTGAAATCTTCCGAATGATCTAACATCGCTTGTTGTCTGACATTATTTAAGTTTATTTGGGATTGCGTATAAGCACGCTGAGCAGCCATATTTGACTCATTCAGGTTCTTTTGAAATTGAACGATCTTAGTTTGATAAGTCGATCTTTCACGCATCCATCTATTTTCACGGACTTTAAGTTTGTAGTTATAGTCCCTTCTTCTAGCTTCGTTTTCTTGTTTTGCAGCTTGAGCACTGCCTATGGCATTGACTGCTCCTGAACCAAAACTAGCTACTACTGGATCGCACACGGCAAAATTCTATAAAGGATAAATTGTTGGGTCCATGTTTTAATCTTCTGAGAAATTTGAACCCTAAAAACTTTAGTAATTTAAGGTGAACTTTATTCCGTTCATCTACAATATTCCAAAGTAATTTCTCTTCTCGTCTCTTCACATACCTCAATGCTTCTCTAGCAAAGGTATGAGGATAATCATATATAGCTGGTGTACATAGCATCCATATCTGTCCATTACTATGGACTCCTGCCATGCCTGCTATATCGCCATTTGGTACCACAAAATATGCTGAGTCGCAGTTTTGATAACCCACGACTAGAGCGGCGAGAGGGTCATGTCCATGACCTTCTTTGACTTCTTTATAGTCATCTGGTAATAAGTTAGAAGCCACCTGCATGGCAGCTTCTAATGTTGCTGGGTGAATGTATTTAGACACGCTGGTAAAAGTTATTGTTATAAACTCCTTCCCACGTAAGATTATGTAATGTGGCAGGAGATGGGTGAGTAGATTTAATAGTTAATTGAGCATTAATATTACGGTCATATATCGGTACTGTTCTCAAAATTTCATCATCTATTATTCCTGACGAGTTAGCTAAGATATGGTTAGCTGGAGTTACCTCAAATAATTCTGTGTAATCAGCTCTCCCTTTTCTAGTAAGTGTTGTTTCATAGACTCCTACTGGACCAAATCCAATCTTCACTCTGTGGAGAATTGTGTTAGATCTAGTGTCAGATGTCCATGTTTCACCATTCTTTTGCTTGTAATATATTGTAGGAATAACTACTGACATTTCATATAGATAGCCAATATAAAAGCTCTGTCCTGACCAATCACCAGTAATCTCTAAGTTACTTCCATTGACAGTTACTAATGCGTAGTTACCAATAGTTACTGGAGGATTAGCTGTGTCATCTATATCATATGCAGCTAGTTGGTTTGAAGATTCAAGACCTACTGGTTTAGCTTTTGTAGATTTACCTGTAGATGAATCATATGTCCAACCAGAAGTAGGCATTATATGGTCAAGGTGTATTCTATCTCCTTGAAGCTCAACAGTATTAGCATCTGTTCTGATTGAATACTTAAGTAATTGATCTTTACTATTATTTCTAACAACTACATATAACGAATCATCTTGCATACAGTGATATTGAATGTTCCCTGTAAGAGTCCATTTAAACCACGCAGCCATTTTTCTTTCTCTTATATTGTCGAAATATCTATAACCATAAAGAGTAGGTGTATTTTCTTCACTAAAAAATATAACGTCGTTTTCTCTAGAATTAGATATAAGTTTTAAATCATTTTCAAATAATTTAGAAACTACTTTGCTCTGTTCTATAACATTAGGAGCACCTTCTCTGACAACATCAGCCATCTCATAAAATCTAGAAAACTTACCGGCATTATCTAAGAACCCGATAGTTGTACCAAGAGAAATAGGATTTGTAGCAAAATTAAAATTGTAAGAAGATAGAGCATTAATTTTAGCTGTAGTAGGACTGAATACATCACTATCTGTAGTGAGCATGAATTGCTGATTCTTTGTAAAAAGAATTAAACCTTGGTTTACCTGTATAGCGTCAAATATATCTGCTGGATATTCTGAACTTGTTGATATATCTATAGGGTCACTGGATATAAACTGAATAGCTGACTTATTCCAAAAATTAGTAAAGTCTCCGGGACGAGATAATATGATATGTTCTTCTGCTAAAAGTACAAATCTATTTCTAAAGAAAGTCATCTTATTGATACTCTTACCTACGAAAGAAGGTTCAGGATTAGTAGTCTCATCACCAACTAAAGCATCATCCCAGAAAGGAACTTCATAACTATCGCCACTTATTGTGTAAGAAGAACCGTCTAATTCAGTTAATCTAAAGTTACCGTCAGCAGTTCTTATAAGAGCTACTGGCATTGTGTTTCTTGCAAACCTTATTTTTCTTCCGGGTTTAGCACACTCTTGCCATGTGCCTTCACCATCTCTATTGTTATTGCCTATAAATTTAACGTAATGATTATCCTCATCTGCAACACTATTAATTATTTCAACTACCATTCCATCTTTACACTGTGATGGTAAATCACCTACATCATTTACTTGACCAGCTACAACATTTAGCAGTTCTCCTACACCTGTAGAAGCATTAAAAGTTGTAGATCTTTTTATATGTAATCCTAAACCTATCTGTGTAATGTCACTTGCAGATATACCTTCACTAATTAGTTCAGATCTAATATCTCCAAGAATACTTTCAGCAGTTATTGTTGTTTCATTATCGAATGGTGTAGGTTGTGGTCTGACCATTGCAAGGTTTGCTTGCTGTTTAGACGTACTGATTTCTTCAATAGTTACTTTGTAGTAACCATCTTTCATCCATACATAGAAGTAATCATTTTGCTGCCAACCTGAACCACCATGTAGTAGATCGTAAGTAGTTGTATATCTAGCTTGATATGTTGTTGTTTGAGTTTCTCCAGAACCAGATGTAAAAGGTACTGATTGACCTGTTGTAGCTATACGGAAATAAAGGTTTTTTCTTCCTGAAGAGTTATTGTTGTTAACACTAACGTTATAGTTATGAGTTCCAGATGGAGCAATGTCCTGTAAACTTTTACCGCTATCTACTGAAAAGATACGTGTACCAACATTAGGAGCAAAAGCATCTCTACCATCACCAGCAGTATCGTCGCATCTCGTGCTTTGAGAAATACGGCTATTGCGAGCAACCATCCCTCCACTAGAATTACAGTAATTATTACTTGACTTAATAAGTTCGACATTTATTCTTGTTGCTGTTGTTTCTGTTGTAAAGTGACTATCTGATGTACCATCTTGGTCAAATACATTTAATGAATATTGCTTTGCATACGAAATAGTTTTTAATTCTATGAAAACTTCTTTACCAAAATTTCCTATTGGTTCTGTTAAAGAATCCATAGCAACAGTTTTAGTTCTGTTGTTGAGATAAGTGAAGTCATTAAGAGTTAGTGTCTGTATGTCTTCATCACTTGTGTGATATAAATACTTTCCAGTACCACTCCCTGTAGTTACATCAACTACATTAACTTCAGCTCCTGCGTTATGGATGAGACCACCATTAGGTCCCCTCACTTCTACGCATGACCACATTCTGACAGTACCATCTCTATGTACTTGTCCTATATATTGTTCATTCTCATCTCGATAGTAATGAAACCATTTTCCATTTGATGAAGAATTTTTTGTCCCATCACTCAAAGACGCCACAAACTTTCCAGCCGGTCTTTTTATTAATCCTTGAGTTACATCAGGTAAAGCATTAACCATGTCTGAAACCTGTCCGGGAATTTTGTATTCATCAGGCTGTTGTGATATTCCCTGAGATAAATTTGGAATAGTTTGTGTAACGTTTGCCATTATCTAATAAGTGCTTTGTAAGGTTGATAAGGTCTGTACGCGCTTTCTTGCGGCCAGCCCATAAAGTTGTGATCTCCTTGTTCTGTTTCGTAGTTAATAGCATTAGCTCTAGCTTGCTGTTCTTCAAGCTGAAGTAATTTAACTAAGTCTGCATTTGATACAAGTTGAGTTGCAGCTCTAACCGCAGCTCTGGAAATTATGTATCTTTGAATAGCAGGAGGAACATCAACAAACTGATAGAGGGTGATGATGTCAAAATAAAATCCTGAAGTAAATACATCTGTGTTGTGTATAAGGTCATATAGTTTTCCATTTTTTCTAACAACGTCTTTGTGACGATCTATTTGTCCTTCACTAATATCAAACAATATTGCATTAGCAGGGACTATAAAATTACCATTTGCATCTGGTTCTATTTTTACTTTATTCTGTGTATTAAAATGCCAACCAGTTGTCTGTACATCTTTACTAACTTCATCTAGTAAGTTTTTAATAAATGATATCTCTGGGTTATTAAGAGGATCTATTCCTCCAGATTCTGTTAGTGAAGTAATTGGTGATTGACCAATGCTACCCAAGATAGAGTTCACTGCGGATAGTTCGGTAT